TACATTCTAGGAGCACATATATTGTAGTTCATTCTAACTTTATTTATGTTAGAATTAGGCCTTGTCATATTTTCCGCTAGTTCCCATTTTAACATCATAGGATGTCCTAATATTTTTGCTCCACTATATAATGTTTCGATAGTTCTAGAAACTCTATTAAACTTCTCGCTTTCAGGCGGATTAAAAGTATCAGGCTTTTGTAATGCTTTTTCTAAACCCGTAGGTGTTTGTTTTATTTTAAAAACTTGATCAGAGTAAGTCTTATATTCAAAATATAATACTTGTACGGTTAAATCATCTTGTTTACCACTCCAATTTCTTAAATATTCTTGATTACCAGGGTATTTCTGTATAGTTTGAAGTTCTTGATCTGTTAAGTATGGAAATTCCATTTTTAAATCTGATATATAAACAGACTTTACTTCACCAACATAATATATGTCTTCAAAGTTAGGATCTTCCGTGTAAGAATAAACTAAAGAAGCTGGGTCTACGTAATCTACAACAACCCCTTCAGCTTTATTCCAAGTTGTTTTAACTGCTGATATACCAAGCGTTACTAAGTCTTGACAAAACCTTTTTTTTATAGAATCGTATTTGTTTTTATTTAATATATCTTTTATAACTTCTTCTTCGGCTATTTCGATTGACTGTTTGTAATCTAGTTGTAAATGTAATTTTACTTCATCTTCGTTTTCTAAACCTAATTCTCTAACTTCTTTAGACAATATTTCAACCCCCAACTCTTTCTCCATTTGTTGAATTAGCTCTAACTCTCTAACATCTCTTAACAACGTAGATGCGTAATCAGTTCTTGATTTCAAAGAAAATGGATCAACACTAAAAGCGCTTATTTCATAATTTCTTTGAGTCATTCCATTAACGACAATATCTACAAACTTAGATATTATTGGAACTGGCTTCCAGTCTAAGTTTAAATATGATAAATCACCATTAATAGCTAGTTCATCTTTATACTTTTGAACAGGTTGCTCACCTCTTGCATACAGTCTTAAGCTGTGGTAGTTATTATAATTAGTTGCGTATCCATTATTACCACGACCATTATTTCTAAACCATTCACCCTCAATCGCTCTACCGACAGCAAGTCCATAATCTAAAGTAGCTTTCTCTGCGTCAGGTACCACCTGATCCGGGAATGAACTATTATTAGTAGTATAAATCATCTATTTATTTTATTATTTTTGAAGTTACCCCATCATTGTTATATCTTTTAATACCTAAACTAATAGGTTGATATTTTCTTTCAGGATTAGGTCTGTATCTATTTTTGTTACAAGCCATTATAGCTAAACCAGAGCTTATAGTAGCATCGAACTTAGTTCTGTTATTAATATTAAACCTCCCCCAGTCTTCTAGGGTTTTTTGAAAGTACATATCTCCATAACCTTCTTGAAGTATACCTATGTATTGTTCTATATAAGATTCAATTGCAGCAGCATGTGCTTGTTTAATGTCTTCACTTGAGTTAGGTATTCCACCTATTTCTTTTTCTGTTGTAGAAAGTTTATTCCAAATTTTATCAGGACGATTCATTGAAAAACCTCTATAACCTCTACGTTTAAAGTAGTATAATAATCTTGGTTTGTTATTTTCAGCAAGTATAGGCATACCATAAAATACACAAGCCATTAACACATCTTCAAAGAATATCTCAGCTGTTTGAGGTCTTGATATATATTCTAAAAAGAAATGATTAGGCGGCGCATCTTCCATACTAAACTTTGTTAAGCCATGTAATGCTCCGTTAGATCCTTTACCATCTACTGTACCTGATATATCATAGCTATCACAACCAAAAGCTCCAATGTGTTCGTTTCCAGGACTCTTAAGCCCATTATTTACTATCACTCGATTTTGTAAGTTTTTAGGTGGTACCCAAGATATTAAAAACCTACCATCTTTATTAGGCATAAAAGAAACTCTTGTATCCTTAATACCATTTTCCCACATGAAGCTCCCTCTAGTTACAGAAGATACATTGTTCATTTCAAGATTATAATCTATTTGTTGATATATCTTGGTTAAGTTAAATAATGTGTTTTTAGCTTCGTCTCTGAATGCATGAGCTTCAGTTCTTGGAAACTGTCTATAGTATTCGTTTAATCCGTCTGTGTCGTCTTTAAGTCCATCAACTTCGTTTTCCCAGTGCTCAATAACTCCGATTGTAATTGGTTCACCATCAACTCCTTTGACTGGACTCTTTTGTCTAGTGAAGACAGGAAGTCCAAAAGTATCCATGAATCCTTCGTAGTTCCATTCCATAGGGATGAAAAGAGAGTAGAGGCCAGAAGATGTTTGTCCGTTTCTATTTCTTTTAGTAACGTCTGAATTGTAGTATAATTTTTTGAAGTTGTCTCCACCTTTATCTAAAGCATTTGAAGTTGAGCCCATCATACACTTACCTACGATCCTTGATCCTAGTCTTAATGTAGTTTTTGTAACTCTCCAGTTATTTAATATATTATCAGGTCTTTCCCATTTACCACTTTCATCATGAGCTAATAGTTTTAGCTTTTCACCATCGTAAGAGTTGTCACCTGTATTTTTCCAGTCAATAGTTGTATCTAATCCTTCTAGTTCTCTAAGCTGTTCATTCGACTCAAGCTTTCTTCTAGTAAGCTTTGATGCCGGAACACGATATGCCAACTCAGTTTTTGGCCTGTCCATACCATCTTGAATGGGTTTAAAGAAGAACGGGTAGTTGACTGATATGGGTACAACTTTATCTGTAAACATTTTTTTGGCGTCCGAACCAGACTTGGACAATATACCGAATCTAGCATCGGAAGATATTGTAGCTTGGTTAACAAGTTCCGCTGACGACATAAAAGAGAATCCAGATCGTCTGTTTTTAAGGTAGCACATTCCGTAACATCTTGTATCTGCTTTACATGCTTCCCAAAATATAAAGAAGAGTCTATTTGCTTCTCTATAGTCTGGTGCTCCAATATCGATCTTTGACCATTGGAGGTACATGTAATGAGTACCAGTAATGTAATTAGCCACGCCGTTATTGTAAAACCAATAACCATTTTCTCGCCTTTTGAATTCTTCGTCGATGTAATCATACCACTTTTCTTTAAATTCAGCTGGGTATTCTTCCCAGTCAAATCTACTTTTGATTTTACTTAATTCTTTTGGGTAGTCTTGTCTTTCCCAGTATTGTTCCGCTTTTTTATCGCTTCGTTTAAACGGTTCATCTGTTGCCGGTAAAGCAATCCTGAGATCTTGTATTTCAATGATTTGTCCAATTTTTCCAGTTTTACTTATTACTATAAAATCATAATCAGAGTTATAACCATACTCCCATTTTTTAAATCTATTGTTTTTAGCTAATATCTTAGGATTTACAACGTCCTTAATTTCTTTCCAAAGTGCTTGTTCGTAACTCACTTACTTCTCCCTTCTGCAAAACCTCTAAAAGACTTTTGTTCTTTAACTTCTTTTGGTTTTTCATTTAGTATATCTTCTTCTTGTTGAATACGATTAAGTATTTCAAAAGCATCAAATATAGCTAACTTTTTAGTAGCGGCAGCATTCTTTAATCTATCAGCGCTTACATCGTCGTCTGAGTCTACAATCTTTTCTTTTGCTACCTTTATAAGTTCCTCAACTGCTTTTTGCCCAGCTTGGATTATTTTCTTCTTCGTTTCCTTGGTATTCATGAGTTAAAGCTATATCATTTGATTTCATACAATAAAGTCGTTCACCATCTATTATAAATTCAAACTCAGAATTTGGGGTAAACGTAATAAGTGTTCCAGGGGTGATTCCTAGCGCTTCTAATGAACTATTACTATATTTCATTATACCAACGTTAGGTTGCTCTTTCCTGTTCTCTAATAAGTTTTGGTTTTTAAGTGGTTTTACAAAACAATAATCTAAATGTGGTTTAAGATTATACATGTATATTTGTTCTTGTGAAACAAAATATAAGTCATCTTTGAAAAAGGTTGAACTATTTCTTTCATTACCTTTTTGATCATACCATCTTCTAAATATATTATGATGTACGTAAAGCTCATCACCTACTTTTATCTTTGAGGTGTAAGCCGCTGGAGTAGATACAACAGCAGCTTTTTTACTAACAAACCTATGGTTTTCAATACCTGTATTAATGATGAGTGTTTTATCATCAACTTTTTTAATATTGTCATACCTTTCATTTAAAGGTTTTACAATAAAGCTATATAAGCTTTTCATTAGTACTTTAAATCGTACTCTACAGATATTGCCATATTAGCGTTAAACTTTTTCCAAGGCAAGACTTCATCATTTTTAGTTATAAAAATATTATATGACTGATCTTGATCTTCAAAAAGAATATCACTAATAGTATGTCCACCGTATACTTCCTGACCAGTTGAATAATGCATTGCATCGTTCTTGTAGTCAGAACCTATACTAATCTTCCTTATTACTTTCGACATCTTCTTCTATCTTAGTATAAGTACCATCTTCAACATTAATATTGATAGCACCATACTCAGCTTCTAAAACCTCTTTGTAATCTTCTATTTCTTTATTAGCTCCAGCTATTTCATGAAGTAATCCATGCTTTTGGCTTTCTAATAATCCGATGTTGTGAACAAGCTCGTTAAGCTGTTTTTGTTGCTCTTGAATTAATAATAATTCTTCTTCTTTAATTTTCATTTGATTTGATTTAATTGTTTGTTTTTATTTACTCTCCTGGTCCTGGTTCAGCAGGTGTCCATTCTGGAGTAGCTAATAAGACTAATATCTCTTCATGAGTATAAGTCCCAACAGGTGTCAACGAACCGTTTGTAATAAAGCTAGGCTCTACCTGAAAAGACAAAACACCCTCTGTGTTAGCTACGTTTCTTCTCATTGTTTGAGCAGAAGACTGATTCACTTGACTGAACAAAACTGCGTTTGTATCAGATAAGTTAATTACTACATAAGTTGTTGCCATTGTTTAATTGTTATTTGTTAATTACTTGTTATTTATATATTTACTTGTTTTATTTTTTTTTTACGACGGTACATCTATTCCTCTAGCTGTAACCGGCATACCACTTGATATTGCATTAGCCGTACTATATGGCGCGTCACCTACTAAACTACCTTCTGACATTCCGCTAGACACTCCATTAGCTGTTGTACCTACACCGTTTGTTAAAGCGCTTACTGGCATACCATTACTTTCTCCATTGTTTGATCCTATTTCGTCAGCTACAATCCAATCATTTCCATTAAAACTACTATTTTCACCTAACTGCCACCACGCTACAGGAGCTGCACCAGAAAAGTTATGTAGATTGCTAGGGCGACCTTCGTTGTAAATTTCTCTAACTTCAGAAGCTGATAAAGCAGTATTCCAAATAGCTGCATTAGATATATTTCCATTAAAATTGTTATATCCAGCTTCAGAGCCAATTCTAAGGGGGTCAGCTCCTGTTGTTAAAGTACCTGTTGGTTGAGTTGCTGTGACTCCTTCTACAGTGTTTGAGTATAACATTAAAGTATTATTTATAGAATCGTAAACAACAACAAGGTTTACCCATTTAGTGTTATCAGAAAACCCATTTGAGTTCTCTG